AACCGCATCGGTATGTCATTGTCAACAGATAGCTTCTATGCAGACGTATATGGTCTAGGTATGGACTTCGATCAGCAAACACTTGCTAACGAAGATGCTGCTCTAGACATTCGTGCTGCTGGCGCACAAACTCTGACAAACCGCCTATTGATCCACCGTGAAGAGCAGTTTGCAGTTTGCAACAAACTTCTTCGCAGCTTCAATCTGGGGTTCAGAATCAACACCATCAAACTTGTGGTCAGACTACACAAATGGTACACCAATCGCAGACGTAACAACTGCTCGTCGTACTATGCAGCTTAAGTCTGGTGGCTTCAAGCCAAACACAATGGTTGTCGGTAAAGAGGTGCGTGACATCTTGATCAACCACCCAGACATCCTAGCACGTTTGAACGGTGGTGCAACTGTATCAAACACTGCATTATCACTAACGCTAAGTTGGCTGAAATCTTTGAAGTAGAAAACTTCTACGTCATGGAAGCAGTGAAAAACACATCTGTAGAAGGTGTTGCAGAAAGCAATGCGTTCATCGGTGGTAAACATGCTCTATTGGTACACGGCCCAGCGGCAGGTGGACTAATGACACCAATGGCTGGTGCAACATTTGCATGGAACAACCTATCAGGTGTCAACAACTTGGGCGTAACTGTAGAGTCATTCTCTGACGATGCACTTAAGCGTCAACAAGTTGCAGAACACATCCAAGTTAAAATGTCATACGACATGAAAGTCACTGGCGCAGACTTGGGTTACTTCTTTGACACAGTTGTTGCATAAGATAAAACTCTGGTGGGGGCGTAAGTCCCCATCTAACCCGACTATAAATAACGAGGAAGAAGAGATGGCCCGAAGACCAATGCCCTTCCAGTTTGACCGTCCTGTATTTGTCCGTATTCCCTTTGATGGGCATAAGAGACACTTTGAAGCAGGTGACGAGTTCAAGTGGAAAGAGTTAGGTGTAGACGAAATTCGTGTAGAGATACTCTATAACAAAGGTTGGTTGCACCATAATTCTGAATTAGAAGTAAAGACAAAAGTCGGTGATGGACTAGAAGAGCTAGATGTTGCAGGACTACATGATGTTGTAGACGCAATCAATGCCAAAGTTAAAGCTAAGTCCCAATCACAAGCAGACTTTGATAAGAAAAAATGTAAGAAGTCCAAGATTGCTGATAAACAACGTGGACTTATTCGTAGTTGGCGTAGAACTTACGGACACTTGGAGAACTAATCATGGCTTGGAGCTACGACGAAACTGATCTTGGAACTACGACTGCATCTGGTCGTTTAAATTCTGTACGTCTGCTTCTTGGAGACACAGATACAAATGATCAACAAGTGCAGAACGAAGAGATTACTTTCGGTCTAGCCCAAACTAATGATAATGTATACTTTGCTGCTGCATGGTGTGCAAGAGTTGTCGCTGCTAAGTATTCACGACAAGTAAATACAAGCCTAGATGGTGCATTAAGTGCAGACTACACAGACTTAGCCAAGCAGTATGCAAACCTAGCAGAGAACCTAGAGTATCAAGGCAAGAAAGCTGGTGCTGTAGTGGGTATTAAAGCTGGTGGCATCAGTAAAGCTACGATTGATACGGTACGTGCAAACACAGATCGTGTTACACCTTCATTCCGTCGAGACCGTTTCCGTAACCCACCTAGCTACAGTGGTGATGAGTACGGCTCAGATTACGATTAAGGAGAATTACAATGGCTACTTTCAGAGCTTACGATCTCCTTAAGTTGGTTCAGGATCATGGACAAGAGCTAACATTACGAAAAAAGACAACTACAGGAACTTATGATCCTGCTACAGGTTCAGTCTCAGGTTCAGCAACGACAGATTATGTAGTGGAAGGTTACTTCTTCAATTTTTCCACTGGACTACCTATCGGTGATGAAATTAGACGAGGTTCACGCCGTTGCGTAATTCCTGCGCTGGGCTTGGCAGTAGAACCAGATGATGAAGACCAAATCATAGGCCAAGGTGATACAGTTTCTGTCGTTAGGGTAAATACAATCTTCTCTAATGGTGTTAAGATTTGTTATATCTGTGAGGTCTCAGAATAATGTCCGTTCAAGCCACAATGAGTAGGCTTAAAGGTCGTCTGAATGACTTAGCTGAAGAGAAAATAGAAGAACGCCTAGAAGACCTAGCAGATTATGCTACACGTATATCTCCTGTAGACACTGGTGCATATGTAACTTCCTTCTCTATCAAACGTGCAGGTGCAGGTGGTGGTCGTTCTCGTAGTTCTGAGAATAAACCAAGAAACCAAAACCCTGAGACAAAGAAACAAGAGGCTTACGGTCAACTGTTGACTGACATTGAGGCTCTAAACATCTCAGACATGATAGAAAACGGCAACGTAAGAATAACTTTAAGAAACCGTTCACCACATGCAAGAGATGTAGAGGATGGTGCTAACTGGCGTTCAAGTGGTTATCACGTATTCGCAAGAATTAGGAGAAAGTTTGGATGAGCATTTACAATAATATTCGTGCTGCTCTAGAAAGCCATCTTTCCACTACAGCCGACCTACCCGACATTGCCTATGAGAATGTCTCTTTTGATCCTACAACAGGGTCTAGCTTTCTTAAGGTAGCCTTTGTGCCAGTCTCCCGAAGACCCGCTGTACGAGGCTCAAATCCACAGCAACGGTACGATGGTGTTTTTCGTGTATTCTGTTATACACCAGAAGGTAATGGCCCTGCTGCTGCTGATGACCTAGCTAACAAGGTAATGGATGCCTTTGATGCTACAACAGACATCTCTTTTACACCAGCAGGTGGAGATGAAATCATAGTTTCTGTAGACTATGCAGAACGAGATAGTGGGTTTGTAGATACACCGTGGTATTACGCAACAGTGAATATCGGTTGGTATATCTTCGCCCAATAAAGGAATTGCTTATGTATACAGCAAAACAAAACTTTGCCTGTCAAGGTAAAACATACAAAGAGGGAGATAAAATCCCTGCTAAAATTGCCAAAGGACTGCCTGAACACTTGGTAGAATCTCCAAAGGCTAAATCAACAACTATTCAAGAAATCTCTGAAGGAGAATAACTATGGCTTTTGCACAGGGTAGCCGTTCCAGTCTCGCTTATATTGCTGAGACAGCATTTGGAACAACACCAGCGACACCAACATTCGCTAAGTTACCATTCAATACACACTCTATTGATCTAACAAAGGATCGTGTTGAAGGTAACGAAATTCAATCAGACCGTATGACTCGTGTTGACCGTCATGGTAACAAGCAAGCTGGCGGTTCAGTAGAAGTAGACCTTCGTAAAGGTGACTTTGACGAGTTTATCGAAAGTGCTTTCTTTAGCTCTTTCTCAACAGACGTTGTTAAAGTTGGTACAACACCAAAGTACTTCACAATCGAAGATGCTGCTGAAGACATCTCACAGTTCCGTACCTTTACTGGCATGGCTGTATCTGGTATGTCAGTTTCCATCGCACCTAACCAAATGGTTTCAACAACCTTTGATATGGTCGGTAAAGACATGACACAAGCTGCAACAACAGCTTCTACAGGTGGTACACCAACTGCTGCTTCATCTAACCAACCATTCGACAGCTACTCAGGTACTATTTCTGATGGTGGATCATCTATTTCTATCGTGACCTCGATTGACTTCTCAATCCAGAACTCTTTAGCACCTACATTCGTTGTTGGTTCTGATGCNGCACAGTCACTAGAGTATGGTCGTGCGGTTGTTGAAGGTACAATGACTGTTTACTACGAAGACGCAACATTGATCAACAAATTCTTGAACGAGACTGAAAGCACAATCGAAGTATCTGTGGACGATCCTACAGGTTCTAACAGCTACACATTCTTGTTCCCACGAGTTAAGTACAACGGTGCATCTGTTCCAGTACAGAACCCACAGTCACGCTTGATCACAATGCCTTTCGTTGGTCTATATGACGCAACAGAAGACACAAACATCAAACTGACACGTACATCGTAATCCTCTAGCTAGAGGCGGGGGAGCATCGGTGTCGGGTCTGGTGTTCCCCCTTCAATAACCATCCCGACAAACCCGAATCATCAAATAAGGAGACCCGATTATGGACTTGATGAACATTGGTACAACCAAAGAAACCACAGACGTTACTTTGTATAACCCTGTTAATTCTGAACTATTGACTAACGAAGATGGCTCAGAGATGACAATTACAATTTGTGGCCCATACTCAAAGAAATATAAGGCCATTTCTCACGCACAACAGAACCGTCGATTGATGAAAGCTCAACGTACTGGTGGTAAGCTAAACCTTACTGCAGAAGAGATTGAAGCATCAGCATTAGACCTCTTGGTTAAGTGTGTAGAGTCTTGGAACATCACAGTAGGTGGTGAACAACCTGAATGCAAAGAAGCTAAAGTGCGTGAACTATTTGAACAACTACCTTGGGTACGTGAACAAGTAGATGCAGCTTTAGGTGATGCACAGGCTTTTTTGGACAAGTAAGGGCAGAACTAGAAGAGTACGCTGAACACTCTTTTAGGATGGGTCGGAAAGTTAAGGGTAAGTCAACCGAAGCTGACCACCTAGCCCAAGCAGCAAAACAAATGGGGAAGAGTTTAGACGAGGTAGAACAGTTTAACTCTGATGCACTCTTCCCTGATGTTGCTGCACATATCTGGTCGTCATTCCTAGAACTACATGAAGGTAGAACTTATGGAATGTCAGGGCCAAATCCTATATCCTACGACATAATTAAGGCTTGGTGTGACCTTACGAGTATTACACTTTCACCGTGGGAAATAGAAACTATAAAGTCCCTTGATAACTTGTGGATCAAAACTATAGGCGAAGAGAATGGCTGACTTAATCGAATTAGATGTAGTAGTTAGAGAAAAAGGACTAAAGCAGTCCCTTTCTACTGTTGAACGTCTTGAACGTCAGCTAACCAAGGCAGCTAAAGCTATTGATGAAAATCGTATTTCTCAAGATCGCTATAACAAAATCCTTTTGTCTGCTAAAAGACAATACGAAGCTCTTGGTATATCTAGTCAAAAGGCCACTGCTAGTGTTCGTAAGTTTGCTGAATCTCAGCGTGGCGCAATGGGGACTACAGATAACCTAACAAACTCTATCAAGAGGCAAACTGAAGCTCAGATGGCTGCAACCAAGCAGTCTAATCGTATGGGCGTAGTTACACAGCAAGCTGGTTATCAGGTTTCTGACTTTATAGTTCAGGTTCAGTCTGGAACTAACGTATTTGTCGCCTTTGGTCAACAGGCTTCTCAGCTTGTAGGTATTCTACCACTTATGGCAAGTAGTATTGGTTTAACAACTGGTGCGGCGATTGCTTTATCTGCTGCATTAGGTATTATAATCCCTCTGGTTACTGCAGTTGGTGCGGCGTTCTTAAGGGCTAAAGAGACTTCTGCTGATGCTGGAGATGCACTCTATACTTTCAAAGAGGCAAGTACTGCTGCTGCACAAGAAGTCAAAAGCCTAACTATTGAAAACTACATGCTAACTAAGGGTATTGAAAGCTCTAAAGTGGCTATGTTGGATTTTGCAATAGCTGCACAAGAAGCTAAAACTGCCGCAAACGATTTAGCAAACGAGACCAGTATCTTGTTTGGCCCTAATGGTATCTTTGAGCTTGGTGGTGGATTTACCGTACTGGGTTTTGAGATTGTAAAGACTGATGAAGAAAAGTTAGCCCTTCTAAAAGAACAACGCCAAACAATTATTGATCAGAATGAGCAACTTCGTATTCAGAAAGCTAATAAACAAACCTTAATAGATATTGAGAAAGCACATGCTAAATATCTTGAAGAGCAGAAAGAAGCTGAAGAAGAATTAGCAAAGTTTAAAGTCGATACTTTAACTTCACTACGCAGAAGAAATCAACTTGCCCAAGCCTTTATTGATGGTGGTAAAGAGGCTGTAGAAGATGAAAAAGAACTTCACAAACACTTAGACTTTACCGCTGAAATACAAGAAAAGTTAGCTAAAGTTCAGGGACTGTCTGCAGAAGAAAAGAAAATACAACTGCAAGTAATACTTCAACAACTGAAGGTAACAGAAGACCTTGAACAAAAGGTTGAAGACCTTGTAAATGCTGATGAAGAACGCTTAAGAATACTCAAGGTACAAGCAAATACACCTATCTATGAGCCTTTAACCCAAGCGCAGATTGAAGCTAATAAACTTAACCAAGAATTGATTGATGGTTTCAATACTGCAAACGATTTGAAGAAAGAGCTTGGAGAAGGTGCTTATGAAGCTCTACGTCTAGCTGGTGTAGATGTAGCTAAACCTATTGAAGACGCAGCTTTAGCGGCTGCAAACCTAGCTGCAGACCTTAACATTTCTTTAGCGGCAGCGACTGCTATGAAAAGAGAAGCTGCTGGTGAAGAGTTCCTTATGGGACTACCTGTAGTCAAAGGTAAGGCTACAGACCGCTTTGATGTAGATACTTTGTTAGGCATGGGATACACTAGAGAGTATCTTATTTCTATAGGAAAAATTCGCAAAGAGACTAAAAAAGCAACAGAAGCAACAAAAGACCTTCGCACTGCTTATCAAAAAGCTATGATGTCTGCTCAAGAGTTTGCTGATGCTTTAGATAATCAAGTACTTAGTGCTGTCGATAGCGTATCTAATGCCTTTTCTGATTTCCTTGCTGGTGGACTAAGGGACTTTAAAGACTTTGCAGGTTCCATAAAGGATATGTTCATCAGGTTACTAGCAGATATGGCTGCTATGGCTCTTAAACGTAGGA